CCCTGTCTTGTCCATCATTGACCTTGTGGGTGTCCACATCCGTGTAACGGGAGACAACTACGAATGGGTTCGCAAGGTACGTCTGCTTCGTGACTTGCCAACAGATGACTTCTCTAGCGGGTTCGGTCTGAAGTTTGAAAACCGCATCCGTTCAGGCCGTTTGCGTATCGTCTATAAAGCACCGTTCTCGTCGTTGACGAACGAATCACAAAACTTGCTCAACATTGCAGGTTTGCCGACATCCTGTGAAGACATCATCAACATGGGTGTCCAAATCCGTTTGATGGCATCCCGCGAAATCAAACGCAACTTCACCGAATCACAAGGCGATACTCGCCGTGCCGAAGAAGTGGGTGCCGGTGCGGTCACTAACAGCATCACTCAACTTGTTCGTATGCGCCGTGACCGTATCCAAGCAGAAGCAACTCGACTGATAAAGCAGTACCCCACTTTCTTGTCAAAGGATTAGCCGATGCCGTTGATTGATTTCACGACATCCTTCAAGGGTGGCCCGTCGTTCTTCACAGGTACAGGAACCACTTCTCTTGTCCCTGATGTTTTCCCTGTGGCTATCAATGGTCGCCCATACATGATTGATTCACGATCAGGGAAGTTCACCCGCCAGTTTGACCAACGTGTGCGTGATTCGCAGGACACTTCGACTGCACCTGGCGAGTCGGCTATCAGCCCGCAGGGTTTGTGGCGGCGTGGGCAGAACTCTTGGCATTTTGGTGCGGGACAGAAATACGCTGATGATGCAGCAGCGCAGGACTTCAGGTTTTATAAGTCTAAAGGCGTGAATGTTTGGACTAAAGGCCAGTTGACTTTGTTGAACGGTACGAAAGTTTCGTTGTCTGACGCTTCGACAACATCCAATATGGTTGTGCAAGACGGGCGTGTGTATGTGTCTTTGAACGGCAATGTCAAGTACACCACCAATCCTTATGCGTCTAGCCCCACTTGGACAGATGTGACGGGTGAACCCGCTGCAACCTGCAACACAATGGCAACTAACGGCGATGTCATTTACTTTGGTTTCGCTAATGACGGCATCCGCAAACTAGACCCTGCTGTATCCATCTCTGCTATCAGTGGAACAAAGTTCATCAACACAACCGACAACTACTACCTGTTGGGTTTTGCTAAAGGTTTCATGTTCGGCGCATACGACCATGAGTTGTACAACATTGACGGAACAGGTAGCAAGTCAAAAATTATTAGCCCTATTGATACAGGGTTTGTTTGGACTGGTGTTGCCACTGGTCAGAACGCTGTGTACGCATCAGGGTACGCCAACAAAAAGTCCTACATCTACAAGGTCACAATCAAATCTGACGGCACTCTAGACAAGGGCGTGGTCGCATTAGAACTTCCTACTGGTGAAGTAGCCACAGCTCTTTCTGGGTATCTAGGCGCAATCCTTGTCGGCACAAACAAAGGTGTCCGATATTGCACCACCGACTCCAACAACAACCTTGTTGCCGGTGCAATCATCCCCACATCAGGTGATGTCAAGAAGTTCACATCGGCAGACAAATACACGTGGTTCACCTGGTCAAACTATGACGGTGTATCAACAGGTTTAGGTCGCCTTGACCTGTCTAACTTCATCGCTCCCAACACACCCGCGTTCGCAACGGATCTTATGTACACATCCACAGCCAATGTGCTGAACGTTGTCACGTTTGAAGACAAACACTGCTTCGTCGTATCAGGTGTTGGCGTTATCGCAGAAGACACCGCCAACCTTGTCACTTCAGGCTCTATCGAGACAGGCACATACCGTTGGGGTATCCCAGATCGCAAGTTCGCCCCACGATTTGACATCCGTGTACAACCACTCGTCGGCTCCGTCTCCACATCCGTCTCATTTGACTCAGGAGAATACGAATCAATCGGCACACACTCCGACCAGGCAGACACCGAACACACCTTCCTAGCCCCCGAAGACAAGTTCATTGAAGCCGCATACAGACTGACATTCACCCGTCAAACCGCCACCACAGGCCCAACCTTCAGCCGTTGGATGGCTCGCGCCTACGCCGCCCCTATCCGTTCCCGCCTCATCAGTGTCCCCGTATTACTGCACAACGTTCTTGATGTCCACGGCAAGGAATACTTTATGGATGTCGAAGCTGAACGAGACGTGCTGGACAACCTTGTTGCCAACCCTCGTATCGTCACCTACCAAGAACGAGGCGACATTTATTCAGTAATCGTCGAAGACATTGAATGGCAGGCGTTGGATGCCTCTAGCCGTGACTGGCTATGGGAAGGAACCGCGACTGTTATTATGAGAACGATCACCGAATAGGAGCATCATGCCTAAGACACGCAGAAAATACAAAGGTAACGCCACCACCACCACCATCGGTGCTGGCTTGGCTGCCGGTGCGACTTCAGCCACTATCGCCGCAAACACAGGATGGCCGACAACGGCACCGTTCTACTGTGTTGTCAGCCCTGGGACATCATCTGAAGAAAAGATTCTTATTGGGGCTATCTCAGGTACAAGCATTTCAAGCATTACCCGTGGCGTGGATGACACATCCGACCAAACCCACGCTTCAGGTTGCACCATCTACCCTGTCTTCACCGCTATTGACGCTGACGAAGCAAACGAACTGACATCAACGTACGCAAACCAAGGTGGAATCGTTTATCAGGGGGCTTCGACTTTTGCACAGTTGACCATCGGCACAGCAGGTCAAGTGTTGAAGGTGAACAGTGGTGCCACGGCTCCCGAATGGGGTCAGGTACCTACCGCCGGTATCGCTGATGATGCGGTAACTGCCGCCAAGATTGCTACTGACGCTGTTGGATCTGCCGAAATTGCCGCTAACGCTGTGACTGCTACGGAGATTGCATCTGACGCTGTAACGACAGCCAAGATTCTTGATGGTGCTGTGACATCAGGAAAGATTCTTGACGGCACCATCGTTGATGGAGACATCAATGCTTCGGCTGCTATCGCATTATCTAAGTTGGCGACGGGTGCTTTGCCCACAGCTATTACGGTGGCATCAGCCAACATTGTGAACGGCACGATTGTTGCTGAAGATTTGGCTTCTGACTCGGTGACCACAGCGAAGATTCTCAATGCGAATGTGACGAACGCCAAAATCAATAACGGCGCATCGGGTGACGTTGCATTGGTAACTGTCTCGACTTCTGACCCTACTGGCGGTAAGAACGGCGACATCTGGGTGAAGGTTGTCTAATGCCTTCTGTCGGCTCTCATGTTCCACAGGCTAAAGACGCAGGAACTTGGAAGAACTGGTCTAAGTTTTGGGCTAAAGACGGTGGCACCTGGAAGCGACCTGTTTCTGTGTTTGTCAAATCAAGCGGGTCTTGGGTTGAGGTATGGGATGAGGTGCCTGTTATCACCAACGTGACAACCAGTTACTCGGTTGACACATCAGACCCGTTTGTTCCTGTTACCACCTACAACAAGAACTTCACGGTGGCGGCTAACGGATTTGAAACCACCCTCACAAGCAGCCCTAGTGGAGCGACCTTCAGCCAATCAACAATTAGTGTTGACGGAACTGTGGCAGTAACTAGCAGTAGGGCTTTTGTTGGCGACTATGACCCCGCCAATATGCACACCGTAACCGCCACCAACTCATCAGGCACAGCCACAGCCTGATACACTCAACCAATGTAGGGGAACCCAATAGGAGAACCCCATGTTGTCATTGAAAATCGCCAAAGACGTAGCAAGTCGAATCGTGGCCTTGTTCATCATGTCAAGCTTGACGATTATCACCGGTTCAAGCATCATCAACAGTGTCGGCACCGATGTACAAATTCCACTCTGGTACTCCGCAGCCCTTGGTGGATTCCACGCCATTGCAGACGTTCTTGTGAACCTTGCCAAAGCATCCCTTGACGGCAGGCTTGAAGCACACGAAGTAGATGCTGCTTTCGGTGTGAAGCGTGACAAGTCGGAAGGCTAGTTACGCGCTAATCCTGATTGGGGCATCGGTTCTTTTCCTTGCCGCCACATCAAAAGCAACACCCACCCCTGGTATCACGGTCACGGTTTATAACAACTACTGGTACAACAACGCCCCACCAGTGCCACCGAACAGACCGATAGTTGGCACGATACAAGTTGCACAAGTTGATCAGAACTTTGATGCTGAACCGTTGTTCAATATGTATGAAGATTTTGTGGTTCGCTATGACTCGTATCTGACTGCACCATGCACGTGTGATGTCAGGTTTATGGCCCAAGCCGATGACGGAACAATCCTGTATTTAGATAACGCTTTGATTACCTACGACTGGTTTGACAAAGGTGGCGGTGGTTCCGTTAGTAATCCTATCCCGTTTGAATACGGTGTCCCGAAACAAATGTTGCTGTGGTTTTACGAAAACGGTGGCGGAGCCTGGGTGAAACTGTATTGGATGCTTGACGCAACTTGGGAGATAATTCCAGCGACAGCTTTTAGTACAGTTGAGACATGGACAACTACGACGACGACGAACACTCTGCCGCCTACAACAGAGCCATCTACCACGAGTTCGCCAACATTGTCCAGCACTACGACGACACTGCCCGACCCGCCCACGACGACATCGACTTCACTCCAGCCGACTACGACTCTGCCGAATTCGACGACGACGGTGAACCCGTCACCCTCTACGGTGTCGTCATCTTCAACTTCGGTGCCGGTGGTTCCGCCAACATTGAAGCCTTCACCGACTACGACCCTTATGACGATCCCTACTTCTACCTCTACAATCGTCTCAGAGGCTTCTACAAGCGTTCCTACGGCGATGGAGACGACGACAAGCACCCTGACACCCCAGACTCAGGAGACGACGAATCAGAATGGTAAAACATATACCCGTGAAGTTGGCATCGGCCCCATCAAAATCAAACTGACAGCCACCGAAGCCCAACGTAAAACCGTAGTAGCCGCCGCCATCGTACAAATCACCGCTGTGGCTACAATGTCTGCCACGGGGGTATCCACCACAAGCAGTAGCAGCACATCAAGCAGGAGAAGAAGATGATAGAACGGTTCCTTCGTAGCGTCTTCAAAGCCCCCACCTCCTACATCGTGTTTGACGAAGACAAGTCCCTGCCTAAGTACGCCATCGCCTTACCCGAACTAAGCCGAACAATCATCGGTGTTGAAGTCGGAGAAGAAGCTTTGATGAACACCGAAATTGTCATCGTGTTTGACGCTGAAGAACCAGTCGCATCGACACATCTCATAGGTTTGTTAGGTCACGGACCTCACACCCTGCGTAGGCGTGTCCTGTCGCGTCTGGTGAGGCATCTAGTGGGTGCAGCCTGGACCCTTGCAGGTATGATCATCGTGGTACTCACGTTATCTGGTGCGTTGCAGATTATATCCCTGCTAATCTGCCTGCTATTCTTTGTTGTTGATCTAATGTCTATCTCTCTCAGGAGGCCATAATGCCACGCAAGTACACAGGCAACAGTGACGGGCTTTCACGTACAGGTCTTCGACCAGGCACAAAGAAGTTCATGCAGTTAGCGATGAAGGAATACGGCTTGACCAACCTTGGTGGTTTTGCTAATCGCTCGATGAATAACCCGAAGGCAAAGAAGGGCGACCCTAAGTGGTTGAGCGTTCACGCAACTGGGAGAGCTTGCGATTTGGGGTATTCCAACCGCACAAAGGCGATGGAGCTGTGGCATTTCATGTTGAAGAACAGTGCTGCCTTGGGCTTGGAGGAGGGGCATGACTATGCGTTTGATGCCGATAAAACCGACGGCAAACTTGGTTGGGGTCGCGGCTATCGTTGCTCCCGTGGCGAAGGCGAAAAGGGCGTAAAGATTTATGACAGCGAAAGCAATGCCGGTTCGCAAGGTGGGAAGTGGTTGCATTTTGAACTTTCTCCCGCTATGGCAGACAATCCAAACAAGTTCGCTGCGGTATGGGCTGAACTACAGGCCAAAGAAAAGGCATGATGAGAACCGTGGGTGTACTGATCTGGGTAAGTATCGGTGCAGTCCTCGGTGTCTCTGCTTTTCTATTGATGGCGTGGGGCGAAGCAGTACGCATCAGTAACAAAGACGACCAATGACTGTCGCAGAATGGATCATCACAGTAGGCGCAGTTGTCGCCGCCATTGGTGTCATCCATCGCGCAGTGGTGTATCCAATCTTCAAATGGGGACAACGCATTGAACACGCTGTCAGCCACGTTGAGTCAAACATGAAGAACAACGGCGGTACATCTATGCGTGATGCGATTGACCGCATCGAGAAGCGTCTAACAACAGTCGAGGACTACATCACCAAACCAAAGTAGGTGATAAAGTCGGCAGTCCTATGACACACGCCGACGTTGAAATCCTGCTGAAGTATCTAGTGAAAGTAGTGGTGCCACCGGCAGACCACGACGACTTCATCCGAGCTGTTGAACGGTTGGAATCCTTGCTACATAAGGCTAAGAAAGTCGCATAAACCCCGACTAATATCGGGCTATGACCGCACCAAAGAACTGGCTGACCTGCCCTAACTGTGACTACGGATGGGATGTGAACGAAGGCCGTCACTGCCCGCAATGCCGCACAGAAGGAGAATCAGATGGAGAAGACTGAGTACCCCATTGTTCTTGTCAAATGGGCTGATGCTTGTGGCGAAGAACCAGGTTGGTTATCTCTTGACACACTCGAAGATGACGGTGAAGTAATCGTCAACAGTGTCGGTTTTCTTATACCGCAAGACGAACCAGGTTCCAAAAAGGATCACATCACGTTGATGCAATCTTTCCATGATGGCGAAGGAATCCACATTTTCCGTATCCCCGCGGGGATGGTTCGGTCTATGTCTGTCATTCATTTTGAGGACTAAATATTTCTGCTTGACTTTGATACACCCCGCCGATAATGTGACGGTCAATCGTTATACAACAAGGAGGGGCTATGGCTCTACATCGTTATCGGATTGCCAAACCAGAACACGGTGGGCAAGACTGGCTGAACATTCGTTTCCGAGATGAAGAAGGAAACAAGCGTGTGTCGGCATCAGCTGTGGCAGCAATCTACGGGTTGCATCCATTCGTCAAGAAAGACGCATACGCAGCAGAACTATTAGGTGATGTTGCACCTACACCAATTCCACCGAACCCTGCAATGGAACGTGGCAACCGTTTAGAACCATTCGTTCTTGAATGGGCCGCCGACAAGATTGGTGTTCCGTACATCACACCCGAAGAAATGTTCGCCGCTGATTCACCGAACGGTGCGCGGATGGTTTCCACACTCGACGGGTATTACGAAGATGGTGACACCCGAATGATTCTTGAAATCAAAACCACAACGCGCAAATGGGAAGGCAACCTGCCTGACTACTGGCGTATCCAAGGTATCCAACAAGCTATCTGTGCAGACACCAACGAAGTGATGTGGGCTGTGTTTGATCCGTCAATGATTCTGCATTTGCATCGACAGATAATTACACCGGCAGAGATGGCTGAACACATCAGTGCTGTTGAAGCCTGGTTGAACGCTATCGAGTTGGGGATGATGCCAACAGGTGTGAAGTGGTCGTATGAAACTATTGCTACCCGTTACAAGCGAAGCGTGAGCAAGATTCAAGAGTTGCCCACTGAGACATCTGATTTGTTTGACCGTCTTCGCCATGTCCGTAGCGAACTGGCTTCCTATAAAGAGTTGGAAGACCAGTTGAAAGCAGAGATCTGTGACTTGATTGGCGACTGTGATACCGCTACCATCAACGGTACAACAGTTGCTACTTGGAAGGCACAAGAACGCAGCACCTTTGACGCGAAAGCGTTCAAAGAAGCGTACCCCGAACTGCATACACAGTTCACAAAAACATCAACAACACGTAGCTTTCTCTTGAAGGGAGAAAAATAATGGAAAAGAAAACTATTGGACTTGGCGATGTACTCGCCACATACGGTGTGCCTGACCCGCGCATCGTTGGCAAACTACCTAAGGGTGGAATCCAACTTGACTTCGTTGGTCACGCCGACGTAACCAAAATGCTTATCGAGATTGACCCGTGCTGGTCATGGGAACCAGTAGCGTTTGACGCTGACGGACTGCCCGCATACCGCGTCGAGAACGGGCTGGCACATATGGCGGGCTGGCTCACTGTTCACGGTGTACGCCGTCTCGGTATCGGATCAGTAGCACACAACAAACCTGACCTGTTGAAAGAACTCGCATCGGACTTCATTCGTAATGCTGCTATGCGTTTCGGTATTTGTCTGTCGTTGTGGACTAAGCAGGAATGGGATGACATCCCTAGCCACACACCTACACCGGCACCGAAGGCAACCCCGAAGACCACACCAAAGACTGATGGCTTGCTATCTATCGCCCAGGTGAACCAGTTCAAGTCTGCGTGTGAGGCACGTGGCATCAACCCCGACGAGGTAGCGAAGGCTGCTGGTTTGGGTGACTCAGAGAAGTGGACTGAAGGCGACCTTGCCAAGCTTCGTACCGCATACAAGAAGATGTCGGAGGCTATGTAATGGCTAACAAAAGAACAGTTGACCCTGACGCATCAGAGGCTTCGGCACACATCATCGGTATCCGTGTGACACCGAAACAGTTAGAAGAAATTGGTTTGCTTTGTCAGGCCCGTGGCATCAAGCGGTCACAGTTGCTTCGTGATCTTGTTCGACAAGCGATGGAGAAGGAGTTGGAGAAGTGAGGGACTATGTGTACATCGACGACCACGACAATGCGATGACAGAAGTAGCCAACGAACGTGACACCTGGAAAGAGATTGCTGAGGCTTTATACCTTGCTCTTGAATGTGAGAAGGGTCTTCGTTTGGCAGGCATCACAGATGACACCGGATGCCCTAACTGCGCTGGTGTAGTTGAGAAATACTGGAAGGCTGTACACGATGCCGCATGACATCGACTCGTTAGAAGACCGCATCACTTTGCTTCGACATCAACTGAAAGAGATGAAAGCAGAAGTCAAGGAACTGCGCGAGATAATGAACGGCCTTGCCCACGCTGTAGCCCTGCTCAATAAACCCAACAAGGACAAGCAGTGGGTTCAGGAGTATTACCGCCGTTGGGAAAACAAACACAAAGACTGGTGGAATGTCTGATGATCCACGGAAGAAACGGCTATGTGAAATACAAATGCCGGTGTGAGATTTGCCGTAAAGCAAACAGTGACTACAAGAAAAGCCGCCGACCTGTCGCCACATTTCAGTTGCGTCTTGATGGGTCTGTCTTGGTGGAGCGTCTCCGTGCTGATGACCGTTTGAACGCTGTCGGGAAACGCTCTGCTCAACGTTGGGTGCATGAAGGCATTGATGTGTATAACGCTGACCGTATGTGCATCAGACTTGGGTATCACCCCATCGAGATTTGGGGTCAAGACTTTTACGAAGGGTGCCATAGTGAGTAAAGCAAAACAGAAAGGCACTGCTGCTGAGACTGCGGTAGTGAAGTTCCTACGAGAGAACGGTTTCCCCTATGCGGAGCGTCGAGCTTTGCACGGCACCGTGGACAAGGGCGACATCACCGGCTGTGGGCCTATCGTGTTTGAGGTAAAGAACCACAAGACAATAGATTTGGCTGGCTGGATCAAAGAACTAGAAGTGGAAATGCTCAACGCTAAAGCAGACACGGGTGCTGTTATCGCTAAGAAGCGTGGCACTACCGATCCTGGTGAATGGTATGCGGTGTTGCCGACACGGGTTCTTGTTGGGTTGTTGAAGCAGGCTGGTTACTAGGTGCAAATCGTCGTAACTCTAGATGAATACGAACTCGCCCACGCAGCAATGGCAGGCTGTCAACGGCGTATCGCATCCATCGCGAAAGAACGGCCACAGTTCTACGGATCAGACGAACGTAAGAACTACTGGCAAATAGACATCATCGGGATGATTGCCGAGTATGCAGTAGCGAAAGCGTTCGATAGGCATTGGCAACCCGCCACCAACAAACGCCTAGCTGACCTACCAGGTGATGTCGCTCACTACCAGATACGTTCAACAGAACATCGAGACGGTCATCTGTTCCTGCATCCGAAAGACAAACCTGCCGACTACATCTTGTGCATCGTGAAAGAGAACAAGGTTTTACTGGTTGGCTGGATTGATTTGGCTACCGGTATGAGTGTTGGACAGCTACGAAGTGCTGATACTTATTGGGTTTCGCAGCAGGATTTGAATTCTTTTGCGGATTGGAATGACCCAATCTTTTGGTCTGAGACTGTTCAGGCTAGACTGACCTAATCCGTATAACAGTACCCATGGGAGGACTATGACCCCTACTTGACCTGTCCCCTGTCGAAAGGAAACCAATGCGGAAACTCGCAGTAACCCTCATCATCTTGTCCCTATCCACCCTCACACCAACCACAACACAGGCATACGGCGAAGAACTCGTAATGCCGTGGGCGTTCTACCGCCGCCTCGCACAATGCGAAACCGGTTCCAACGTGAACCACTCCACCAAGTCCTACACATCAATGTTCGGCATAGCCCGTGGCACCTGGCAATCATGGTCCAACACATCATCCGCCACAGGACTGAACTCACTACAACAAGCTCGCGTCGTTGACAACATCGCCTGGGATGGACACTGGCAAGGAACCAAATACAAATGGCCTGTCGGCCCGTGGGGATGGGGAGCCATCAAAGCAAACTGCAACGGGTTGAAAGACTTGATTTGCAAGTCTCGACACCCTAAGGTACAACGCTGGAAGTACCGTTGCTGACGGTTTATTAGAAAGAAGTGGGATTATGAAAGCAGAAATCCTTGTTGGCGATGTTCGTTCTCGCCTAGCAGAAATACCTGACAAGTCGGTGCAGTGTGTCGTAACTAGCCCGCCGTATTGGGGTTTGCGTGACTATGGCACAGCATCGTGGATTGGTGGTGATGAAAATTGCGATCATCGAGTTGGTCGCTTTGAACACAAAGTAAGCGAAAAACAATTAAGTAATTCTGCTTCTGCTGGCCATCAAGCGCATGATGTTTGCCCTAAATGTGGAGCAGAAAGAGAAGATTCACAGATTGGTTTGGAACAAACCCCACAGGAATACGTACAACAAATGGTGTCTGTGTTCCGTGAAGTGTGGCGTGTACTAGCCAATGACGGTGTGCTATGGCTAAACATCGGGGACAGTTATGCAGGAAGCGGTAAAGGCCCCGCCGGAAATCTCGGTGCAAAACACAACGAACGACACATGGAACACAAACACTCTGCCATTGTTCCCGAAGGATTAAAGCCAAAGGATCTTGTCGGTATTCCGTGGCGGCTGGCGTTCGCATTACAAGACGACGGATGGTATCTACGACAAGACATCATTTGGGCTAAACCAAACCCAATGCCGGAATCAGTACGGGATCGTTGCACCAAATCACACGAATACATTTTCATGCTGACCAAATCAAGTCGATACTTTTTCGATAACGAAGCAATCAAAGAACCATCGGCAAATCTTGGATCAACAAAAATCAAATTTGGGGGCAGCAAATACGGCGAGAGTGACGATCCCAAACACGCCACAAAATCAGGAAACGAATACACCGATAGCGGAAAAAGAAACAAACGTGACGTGTGGTTTGTCCCCACTAAACCATTCAAGGGCGCACACTTCGCTGTAATGCCAGAAGCAATCGTCGAGCCATGCGTACTAGCGTCAAGCCGAACAGGAGACACCGTTCTAGACCCGTTCACAGGTTCAGGAACTGTAGCTGTCGTGGCACTACGCCATGGCCGTAACTATGTCGGCACAGAACTCAACCCTGAATACGCAGACATAGCAATAAACCGTATAACAGAAGCAGTTGGGGGGCTAATCAACGATGTTGTGTTATCGTAAAACACAGGTGGGGCTGACAAAGGGCGGCGTATGGAAACATTTCTATACAAAATCACAACCCGATTCTGGGCAAGAGTCAACATCGGCAACCCCGAAGATTGTTGGGAATGGCAAGGATCACTCAGAGGAGACGGCTACGGACAGTTCTACGCCCAAGGCAAACACCGTTCAGTCCACCGATTCTCGCACTACATCTCCACATACGAGACACCGCCAGTGGTACGCCACAAATGCGACAACCGCCGATGCTGCAACCCACACCACCTTGAAGGCGGAACCCAAACCGACAACATGAAAGATGTTGTTGACAGAGGCCGCCACTATTATGCAAACAGAACCCACTGCCCACACGGACATGAATACACAGAAGAAAACACATACAGAAGACCGAACAACGGGCGTGAATGTCGCACGTGCAGGAAAGAACGAAAACACCGTTTGGTCTTGTAATCGTTGCGACATTAGAGTAACCTTGTTCGTAGCGGTCATACACCCGCCGACACACAGTTGTCACAAAAAAGCTGGAAGAATACTTCCACTACAGAAAGAGGGGGAACCCAATGAGTAACCACATCACCGTATCCGGAAAGGTCGGACAAGATCCTGAACTGCGATACACCCCAAGCGGGATGGCTGTTCTGACATTCTCGATTGCTGACACATACGGCAAAGATGAGAAGAAGAAAACAACCTGGCACAACATCACCGTGTTCAACAAGCTTGCAGAACACACCGCGAACAGCATCGCTAAAGGATCAACTGTCATTGTTGTTGGTCGTTACGAACAGGAAGAATTCACCAAGAAAGACGGCACCAAAGGTAAGTCAGTCAAGTTGATTGCTGACGAAGTTGGTATGTCTTGCCGTTGGAATTCGTGGGTTGCTGACCAAACCGAAAAGGTAATGGCACAAGTTGGTCAGGTGTTCCCTGGCGCACGTCAAATTCAGGCAGACGAAGACCCGTTCTGATG